TGTCCTGAGCTTGCGGACTGGATCGTTTCCTGCAGCTCCAGGGCGCGCTTTGATCGCCGTAAGAAGCCGGGTTCGTTTGATCCAGGCTGTTCAAAGTGCAGTTGTGGCATGGTACCTCCTACGGCAGTGAAGCCAGTTCATTCACGACCGTGATCGTCGCGTATTTAGCATCCAGCCAATCATAGGCCACCAGGAAGTCGCCCTCTAGAAAATCGTTCCCGTCCTCCTCGCCGACTTTGCTGATCTTCTCCCACACGCCCGGTAGATCGATGATCAGCTTTTTGGTGGCGTGGGTGCCGGCGGTAGCCAGAGCAGACCCGGAGGCCTCCAGCCTGATCAGCTGCGGTATGTTTTTACGCCAGAGCTGTTTTTGTTGAACGGCATGAGCATTGTGTTCAAACTTCAGGCTCATGGTGATCTCTGGCGCAGACAGATTGGCTGCGCAGAAGTAAAGTTCACCGGACGCTGAAAAGACCTCGACGATCCCGGTCACTATCTCGATAGAAGCTTCCCACAGCGTGCACGGTATCTCGGTCATTCCAAACGGATTGCCGACCGGGTTAGCATAGAACTTCGTCCGGTTGAACAGGATCTCCTCGACGGCTGGAAGTGGCGCAGCTGTGAAGTATTGCTGGACAGTGCACGAGACTGCGGGCTCAGTCACAAGAGTTTCAGAGACGGTGAGCGACCCGGCCGAGCTGTTGACAACCGTGTACAGGCCGTCATTGCTGACGGTTCCGGATACGCGGATGCGCATGCCAGTAGTAAAGCCCGCCAGCCCGTTGGCAGCATCTGTGATCGTTTTCGTAGCAGCCGCGAACGCCAGGGGCGCGCTGTAGCTATTCGGCTCCGTTCTCCTGCCGCCCAGCGTCGCGCTCATCATCCACGGCTCCTTCCGCTTACCGGACAACGTCAGCGACCGGACGAAGGCGTAGGGCATGAACTCCACAGACTCGTTATCGCCACTCTCCACAGAAAAGGTCTGGAACGCGTTGGGCGGGTACTGATACGAAACCGGGTAGGTGTACACCTTCCCGGAACCCGCGCCATCCACGACGCCCGTGTTGACCTTTTTGATACCGCCGGTCAGCAGGTAGGGCAGCTGCTCATAGGTGGCGGCCACTTCCTCCAGCTCCAGCTCTGCCAGTTCGAAGGGAGTTGTCGCCCGGTTAGTAGCCACCAGCAAGCCGATATCCTCGTCCGGGAAGTAGGGCTCGCGCAGGTCCTCGCTGATACCCAGCCCGCGCCACTTGGCAGTAGCCAGGCCCAGCGTTCCGGGTGTGGTCTCTTTGAAAAGCTGAATCTGCCGTAACTTCTTAATCCCTGCCATCGTCGCTCACCTCCTCCTTGAGTTTGTTCTCGGTCCCGCCTGGAACCGCCTTGTTTGCTGTTTTTTCCCGATACAGCCCTGACGCCAGCAGCGCCTCACGGCCGTAGGCCTGCACTTCCGCGCTGGTCAGATCACGAGCGGGTATCCCTGGCAGCGATCCGCCATAGCCTCCGCCCGTGTAAATAAGTTCGTTGTGCTTTAACATCCTATTTTTCCTTTCACTTTCAGTTCCATCTGCCAGCCCAGGTTCTCCTGTGTGCCGTATTTCAGAAAGCCAAAAAACCCGGAAAAGTCGGTGAAGGTCTCGACCGTCCCGCGCAGAGTTGGATCAGCGATCAGCCGTTCATGGACCGCAGTCCGAAAAGCCAGCGCGACCGGATAGTTGACCGGCAGACTGTTCCTGGATACGTGTATCTCGATCACAAATGTGTCGATCACCTCGTCCCAGCCCGCGCTGCCGCCCAGCGAAACGAAGTCCCTGACGTAGACCAGCGAAAACGGGAACTGGTTGATGTTCTCTGGCGGTGAGACTGGCGCCTCCCGGATGCCAGGGATGGTGCGGATCATCTCCTGCAGCGCTGATGTGGTGGCGATCACATCATAGTTCATACCGTCACCTGCTTGAAGTGCTCGATCATCATGGCCACGTCCGGGTCGATGGCTTTCGTGTAGGTTAACTGACCCAGATCAGTGATGGCGCCGGTGTCCTGGAAGGACTGCTGCCCGCGCTTGAACCAGCGGACAGCCTGGATCAGCGTCATCTGCTTGATCTCCTCTGGCGCTACTGTTGAGTAGCCGAACCGGCCGGTCACCACGATGGCGTTAGGATAGCGCGGCCAAAAACTGTGATCCCCGTTGAGGGTATCCAGCACGATGAAGTTGTAGGGTCGGCCGTCCCCCAGGGCGTTGATGGGAGCCAGCGTGTAGTCTGTTGGCGCCAGTTCGGTCAGATCGGCCAGGTCGCCAGCAAGGGCCACCTTAACTGATATTGGCGTAGTTGCCAGTTCGCCGATGTCCACCTCGTGACTATGGCCCGCTGTGAAGTGCCTGGTGCTGTCCTCGCTGACCGCATAGGCGCCGGCCGTCCGTTTGGTGAACCGGTCGATCGCTCTGGAAGATCGGGACGCCAGAGAGTCCAAAAGGATATCATAAGACGCGCCCCAGTCTGTGTCCGGCATCAACGCCTTGATCTCGGTAACCGTGCAGTAACTGGCAGCCATCAGGCCTCCTCGTCCAGATCCTCAACCAGGTCGGATACATCACCCTCCCAGGCGTCAGGCAAAGCCGCGATCTGCTCCAGCGTTCTGCGCGCGGTTGCTTCGTCAACGATCAACAGCACCTGGTAACGCTTTTGAAGAACCTCGGGTGATGGCTCTGACATAGTGCTCCAAAGGCGAGGGCGTACGAGACGCCCTCACCATAGGTAGGTTAGTCCACGAGAACCGAGGGTTGGTTCTCGCCTTCCGCGTAGCGCGGCTCGATCAGGTACGTGGCCGATACCAGGTTGGCGACGTTCGAAGCGCCGACCACGGCCGCCAGGCAGTCATAGGCCCCAAGAATCTCGGGGTCGATCTGGAAGACGACCAGTTTGGTCTTCAGCGCCACGTCCAGCTGATAGCTGGCCGCATTCGCAGCCCGCCCGAAAATATCGGAAGCGTCACAGTCCAGGTTGGCAAAGATCGGGAAGGTCTCGGTCACAGCGACCGCGTCCGTCCCAGCCACGACCATGGCTTTCTTAAGGCTCAGCGTTGCCTGGGCCGCGTTGACCTGGTTCATGTGGAACACGACCCAGGCGCGGTGGGCTGTTTTGAGGTTGATGTACGTGCCCGTCAGCGCGTCGGCGTTGGTCTGCGGCTTCAGCGCGTTGATGACCAGTACGTTTTGAGGAATTGTCAACATATCAAACTCCTTATGCCCTGGCATCCAGGGTAACGAACGGGCTCAGGGTCTTGGTCCCGTTCTTCGGGGTCAATGCGCTCGGCCAGGAGGGCTGCCCGTCGATCCGGTAAACGAACCGGAAGGCGGTCTCATCAGTCACGAAGTTGACGTGGATGGACGAGGCCTGCTGCATCGTGCCTTTGTCGATCGTCCAGTACTGCGACAGGTCGACCAGGGCTATGTCGCCCTTATCCCCAAGCGTCTGCATGTGCTCGCTCGGGATGACCGGCCGGCCCATCAGCGTGCCAAAGGGCGACGCCGAGATGCCGTTCGCGGGCAGGTAGACCGGGATGAAGCCGGTCACCGCGCCTGCGGTGGCGGTCACATACAAGTTGAACAGCTGCGGCTCAACGTCCTGGTTGATCAACCAGATCGCGTTTCTGCGGCTGGGGGCCCACATGCGTGACCACATCTCGAAGATGTTTTCGGCCAGGATGGTATCAGCCGCCTGGCCGGTGACCTTTGGAACTGTCACCAGCGCAGGCGAGTTCATGAACCCCAGCGGCTGATCCGTACCGGGACCGCCTACGATGGCGCCCTCGAGCTGGAAGGTGAACTCCTCCTGGAAAGCCCAGGAGATGATCCCCTCTAACGCGGGTGCATCCTGCAGCAGCTCGTCAGTGGCATAGCACAGGCCGATCAGCTTTTTGAGCTCTAACGTGATCTTGCCAAACTTCAGGGCTGACTTGATCTTCTCAGCCGCTTCTGGCTTCCAGTAAGCCAAGATACCGCTCCAGCGTGACCCGTCTTTGCGGCTTTCTTCCGACAGGGTGATGGTGCTCAGCCGGTTAGAACTGGCGCTGATCGGGAACCGGCGTACCCGGCTCAGGATCTCGCCCTGCTCATAAGTTCGCTTCAGCAAGTCTGCCGCGAAGTCCTCTTGCAGCAGATGGCCGCCTTCGGTGGCAACACCTTCATACATACCAGCAGCTTTGACGCTAACCAGGCGCGGATCGACCCTGAGAGTAGGATTCGCAGCGTTCTTGACAGCCACCAGCTGCTCGCCCAGCGATTTGAAGCCCATAGTTGGCTCTGGCTTGTCCTCAGCTGGCAGGTTCGTCTTTGGCCCTTTCCCGTCTTCCAGAAAAGAAGACAGGGACGCGTGCTTTTTAGCAACAATCAGTTGCTCCTTCAGTTTTTCTGCCTCCTGGATCAGGCCGTGAATCTCAGACGCCACCTCTGTGGGCATCTGATCCTCTTTGCCTTCCCACTCCGACGCTTTCGCGTTAGCGGCAGCCAGCTTATCCTGAAGCAGTTTGATTAATTTTTCAGTCATCGTTAACTCCTTAAAGTTAATGTTTCAGTTTCGATTTGCAACAACTTCAGCTTGCTCAGAACGGCCGCAGTGAGTGTGGAGTTGGAGGTCGTAACCTCCCACGGCTCGGCTGCTCGCAACATGCTTTGCAAACTCAGCATCGTTGACTTAAGAGAAGGGGTCGCGATCCAGGCATCTAACTCCTCCTCAGATATCGTGATTATATCACAAACGAGAGAGACTAGCTTAAAGTTTGGCGGCTCTTTTTCAAACTGCTCATAGTGCCGCGCCAGGTGATTGTAGACACCCCGCCGGTCAGCATCCGGGATCTGCACGCCTCCGCGCGCCCCCAGCAGGGCCGCCATCGCAGCAGCCACACCGCGCCAGACGGCCGGACCGACGCCGGAACGTCCAGGCCGGTGATGCGGCAGCTTTAGCTGCCCGTAGTTCTCTGGCGGCAGCTGCTCTGCCCAGGCAAAGTGGTTGGCGATGCGCGTCTTCTCAGCGTCGGTCAGGTCCGCCCAGACATCATCGGTGAAATCCGCCAGGGTCGGTGCGCGCCACTCACCCTCAACATCCATCCCGGTGTCGCGGTAGGGTACGGCAGCTTTTGATGCCACCGTGGCGGGATTGGCACCCCAGTTCACGTCAGACGTGTCCCACAAGCGCAGCTCGCGCAGGTTGCGGATCAGCGTCTTTTCGGATTCTTCGTCGAAGTCGCTTTTCACGACGTCGAACATGAACGACATCTCGTTCAACGCGCCGGACAGGATGCCCTGGAGCACCTCGGATCCACGCGGCGTCTCCAGATAGGTGCGCTTGACCTGCAGACCGCCGGTCGCATCCGGAAACTCACTCAGGACTTCAGATGGTAGCCCGGTCTTTGTGACCTCCTCGATCGATTCGATCTTCGCGATAGGCGGCTGACGGTAGTCGTGCTGCCACAGATGCCGAAAATGGCGCGCATTTTCCCGGATCGTCTTCTTGAACGCGCCGCGGTGGATGCGATCCCCCTGGGAATCCACGTTCCCGAACACGGCGGCCAGCCCGGTGACGGTGCGCCCGTCTACCTCTTTGGTATAACATGTGAAAGATTTTTCTTCCATAACAGCCTCCTAGTTAATTATATAACAGATTTCACTCCCGCGAAAGCAATCTGTCGATCATGTCTTTGTAAAACCCGATGACCGTCTCCCGGGCGTCCTCAACCACTTTCTGCAGCGTCCACCAGCGACCTTTATGCACCTCTGCCTGCGGTCCCTCGCCGGATGGGACCGTCTCGCTGCTGATCACCCATGGGCTGTATGGCGTCGGGCTACCAATCACGCCCAGAACGCTGCTACCAGCTGTCCTGACCTCCGTGGTGATCTGCCGTCCCAACGTCCCGGTACGGCGATAGGTGCTCATGGACGGCGGCGGCGGATAGGACGGCACCTGCCCGTGCACATACAGCACGGCTTTTTGGGTCGTCTCTTCCATCTCCTTCAGAAGCTGCTCACCCTGGATGCCGCGAATCTTCAGTCGCAGCTTATCCAGCCCGTGAATGACAAACTCGTCTTTCGCCACCTCAGACCTCCACCACCGGTTCTATGTAACATTTGCAGTTCACATGCGCTGTCGGCGCGTCATATGTATTGCCTGCGTAATCCGTGAACAGATCGTTAATGCCCACATCCTGCCCGTCCAGGCTCAGGCAGATCTCACATACGTTTTGGCCCGCCGTATGCCAGCGTTTGCGATGAACAAAACCACTGGTCCGCCAGGTGATCAGATTCGCCTGCGCGTAGGTGTTCGTCACTTCGGTCACCGCGATCCGCTTTGCCCGCACCTTGCCAAAGTAGGGTTCCAACTCTTTTGTCAGGTCTGGCAGCGGTGCCGGGCTGGCAATCCAGTCCTGCACTTTATCGCGCACCAGCTGCTTGGTGGTCTCTGTTACGTTCGTTACCCGGGTCGCGGCATGGGTGCCGGCCCAGTCCAACGCGGCCTGGTTGACCAGCCCCCAGTAACCGCCGACATCCACCTGCGCAGCCAGATCATCATAGGCATCCCGCGCAACCCCGGAAGCCATCCTGGATATCAGCGGCAGCAGGATCATAAGCATAAGCGAACCCTCTTTTCTCCAAAAAGCCTCATCGAAGATGGAGGAGACGCCTGCTTCTGCCTCCAGCTCAGCAGTCAGCCGCTCCAGCTGGCCGGACAGAAAGTCCTCTATCTCCCTTTCCGCCTCAAGCTCAGCCGCGTCACGGTCAAACCGTTTGGTCTCGTGGCCCGGCAGGCTTTTCTGGTCTGTTTGCACGACCGCCGGAACGTCAAACTGGGCCAGGCCACGGATGAACACATCCCCGCCGCGCACCGCGGGCAGGCCGACCCCCCGGCGGTAGTCGTTGACGGTCAGCGCGCCAGCACGCAGCCCGTCCGCATAGCGGCTCCATTGCTGGTTGATGTCCTCTTGCAGTCCGGCCACCCCGGAGAAGTCCCAGACAGCCCGCACCCCGCCGCCGAACTCAGGCGCCAGGTCGTTGTTGATCACGTCATCGTAGTGCTCGTACAGCCCGAGCAGCACGTCCTGCCACCAGGATTTGCGCGCCTGCTCGTAGTTGCTGTAGGTCGACCGCTCCAGGCCGATGGCAGCGCCCACCAGGATCGGCGGAACGCGTAGCGCCATGCAGATGCGCGCCTCGTTACGGCTGTCCAGCGCCTCGAAGCCCATCTCGCCGAAAGTCAAACCGGTGCGCGTGTAGGTGGCGTTTTTGTCCAGCACGGCCGGGGCCAGCCACTGCTGATGCCCGCCATAGCGCATCATCCAGCGTTTGCGGATCGTGGTGACGTCATCACTGGTGAGCTGCTGATCGGAGGTCAGCACCCCGGCGGGCATCGCGCCGCGCTCCCAGAACAGCTTGATGAAGTCTGTCGTGGAGTTATCCACGTCTCCAGCCCGGGCCGCCACCGCAGCAGGCGGCCAGCCGCCATACATGTTAAGCGGGTCGAAGCTCT